ATTTAAGACCGCCTTCTGAACTAAGAAAATTTGTAATCATACTAAACCTCTACAACCCTTACTGCACAAGCAGCACCTTTACCAAGATGATTAAAATATATTGTTGATCCTAATCCTTGAGGGACTGTAATAAAAACTAAAGTCTCTGCTGGAAGAACCAAATCATTTGATGTATTGCAATCTGTAGTAGATGCTGAAAAATTAAAGTATATTGCTCCTGCAGCGTATACTCCTATTTGACCAGACTTAGATATATCTAAATGTATTGTATCTGTAGTAGCTGTGCCACCATGAGTTGCTGCTGAATTGACTGTCCATTCTCCACCAAACCCTGCCGAGTTAAGTGACTCTTGTACTGATAAGTGTTGTTTTTTTGCCATGTTATCCTCCTGCTCTAAGGATTGACGATCCGTGAATGAGCTTGTTTAATTAAATTTTTTATGTAGCTACTATTAAAACTTCTACTCCTACATGATTAGAACTATTCCCTGTTACTAATTTCCAAGTCAAACCTGATGCTGGTCTTGGTAATAAAAATGCTTCACCATTTGCAATTTCTGCAATAATAACTCCATCTCCAGTTACATTAGAAGTATCGTCTCCATGTATCGTTACTTTAACTGTATCTGCAACTTGAGAAGATGTAGTTGTTCCAAATAATAAACCAGTGTGTTTAAAAAATACCATATCGGTATCTGTATCTACAGCGTACTCTGTACCATTAGAAGTAACTGCTGTATTTACTCCATTAGCCCAACCTCCTACAATAGTAGTATCTCCGCTATTAGAAGTTATTTCACCAGAGCCTCCTAAAGACCTTCTTACGTTTTCATTAATTACTTCCATTTCTTGATTAACACCATCAGCAGCATCCATTAAAATTTTAGGAGTAAGAGATACTGCAAACGATACTTTATTTGTATTTGCCATTATTAAGCTCCTTGTTGTTGTGGCATGTCACCACGTATTAAAATTTGTAAGCCTTGATTGTATTCAGCTTTTAACTGACGATACTGACCTTGTTTCCATTGATAATCCATATTATGCTTTTGCATTTTTGCATTATAATTCTGTACGTCTGCACCATATTTTTGCAATACAGAACCTACTTCAGCTTGATAGTCTTGTAATTCAGATCTATACTTATCTAATGTAGATTTATATTCTTGGACGTTCTGTTGAAAATTGTTTATAGCGTTTTGCAAATTTAATTGTACATCTTTATCTAAATTTGCTTTACGTGTATTAAATTCTTGCTGTGCATTTTGAATAGCAGATTGACTATCCTTTTGAAAGTTTTGTCCTTTCCTTTGTATATCTTGCTGGTATACTACATTTGCTTCATTAAAAGAGTTTAATGCGTTTTGTATATCTGCACTATACTTTTGTAAATCTGTTTGTCTTTCTGCTTGCCAGACTCTTAAATCTCCTTCCATATTCTGCTGATACTCCTGCACCTCTTTACCAATTTGAGCTTGATAAGACTGCAAGTCAGCTTGATATTTTTGCATTAATTGTGAATCATCTGCTTGTGATAAATCAGCATTCTTCATAGCTTTTTGAAGCTCTGCTTGATATTCAACATTAGCATCATTAAATACATTTAATTGATTTTGTATATTAGCTTGATACTCTCCTATTTGAGCATTGATTTCTTGTATCTTTGCACTTGCTAATTCAATATCTTCATCTGTAGAAATAAATGTATCTACTGTACTAAAAGACGGAGAAGCAACTGGAGGAGTATATACTGGAGCAGTCGCACTAAAGCTAACAGAGTTATTTGTTAAAGCTGGTGCTACTGGAGCAGTTGCTGTTATACTTAAATCTGATATAGTTGGTGCTCCTTGAAGTGTTATAACTGGAGGAACGTAACTAGGAGCAGATTCTGTTAAATCAGCCATATCGCTAATAGAAATTAATGGCTGAGTAATATCGCTTACACTTGCATTTGTGTATGTAAAAGAAGGAGCAGATGGTGTAGATGGAGATACAGGTAAACTAGGTGCTGATATATCTGTAGGTAAACTAGCTGTTTTATCTGCCATTAGTCTTTGTAAACATCTAACAGATCCACCTAATACTAATAATCTTTCTGCTTCTTGTGGAAAATTTACTACTGTAGAACTACCATGTACTATTGCTGTGCTTCCATCTGTAGTAGGTATTTTAGGTACATAATGTAAATGTCCTGATGTAGCTCCACTACCAGCAGCTCCATTTACATACACTTTCTCATCTTCTAAATAATATACTGGATCTGTATCGCTAGCTGCGTATATAGATGCTGTATCATTAAATTTAGCTTTTTGTATTGCTGGTATTTCCCTAGCTGCTAAATCTCCTTTATCTACTGCTAATACTTTTTTACCTGCAGTAGTTAAACCAGAAGATGTTATTGCAGTAGTTTTTGCTACTTGTAATAATTTTTCTACTGGCAATACATCTATAATTTCAGCTCCTATATCTTGAATAGAGGTTGAAATTAAATCATCGTCTCCAACGGAGCCTATTAAATCTTCTATTTGTGTTTTAAAACTCATTAGTAATCGTATTGTCTTATATGATAGCCAGAGCCATCTCTTCCTTTATTAGCATACTTCTTACCTTCTCGTATGCACATTTCCCATTCATTGTTAAAATATTGAGCTGCTTGTAAAGTAGCAGGGTTTAATTCATATCCTTTAGCTATTGCGTATTGAGCTAATGCATCATGAAATTCTTCTGGAATAGCAGGAGATTCATTCATTGCAATCCCTGTACCAGAAGCTACAAAGTCTTCATCTAACTTTACAAAATGCAATGTTAATTGTTTCACCTCAGAAGGAGATACATAATCTGTACTTGTGTCTGCGTCAGATACTTTAGCTATACCTAGCTTGTCTCTTTCGATCCACCAAACATTTTTTAAAGCACTTGTTCTAGCGTCTACACTCATGTTAAATCCGTTTTTTCTGGTTTACCAACTAATCTTGGTATTTCATAACTATCGTAATCCACTCTTGTTACTTCAGAAATAGAAGTATCTATATCAGATAAAGCATAGTACCTTTGATCAGCCGCTGTATTTGTAGTAGCTGTACCATTAAGTACTCTGGTTTTTCTGCAAAATTCTTTTAAAGCTTTATTAAGAAAAATACGTATTTGCGTTTCACCTAAATCAGGATGATGTTGCTTTACTGTTTCTATTAATTGCTTTTGAGTCATTTAATTTTTAAAGGTTTCCTTAAAGCTTTTACCACTGCTTCAAACATTGTTTTCTTTTTCTTTTTTCTTGGCATATTTTCTCCAATGTCAGGGGAGCACTAGGCTCCCCCAACTTGTTTTGTTTATTAACTGATTGTTATACCAGCAGCGACTTTTCCAAGTCCTCCAACTATATAAAAGTTAGTGCCATCTGCTACTAACTTTACATAATCACCTGCAACTGCTTGTCCATCAACAAATGAAATAGTAGTATCACTACCGTCACTTGTATCTGCTACATCATCAGCAGCACCAGCACTTACTGACCCTAGTATTGCACCAGAAGGAGCTACTATTGTATAACTCGCACCTGAAGGTGCACCTTTTACAATAAATGTAGCTTCCCATCCAATATTACTAGGAGCAGGTAAAGTTGTTGCAAACTCAGAAGTTGAGTTAAGCATAAAAACTTTACCGCTATCAGCAATAGCTAATGTTGAAGCGGCAGTCAATTCCTTGACTCCTGCGCTTGTACCACCTAAATAAGGTCTAGCCATAATAAGCCTCCTTACGCTGTGATTTTAAACAGATGATGACTTTCAATTAGCTGTATACCAACACCTTCATCAGACATGTATTGATCTTTAACACCATCAAAGGCATTATCGGTCTTAATGTTTGTCTGATACATAGATGGACGATAAACTGCATGGAACAGATTTTCATCAGATACAACTGCCATGTACTTGTTATAAGGCCCACGCAATGCTGGAGTTGGAATCAACTGCAACATGCCGTGAGGTGTTTCAAGTACTCTGTAGTTAAATCCAAGAGCATCACGTTTCATGTCTCCAAGAGAAACTGTCCAACCTGAGTTGCCAGCTATTCCTGAAGCACCAGCCATTTTAGACCAATAACCAAGTGCTCCAGCACCACAGAATGCACGCTTAACGCCTGCTTCTGGAATATACTGAAATACTTTTTCCATATCGTCTACAAAATTACCGTAAGCATAAGAACTGTCAACAGTAAATATGTTTTGTGCATCATGTGTAGATGTAGAGTTACCATACTGTTCTAAAGCTGAAACAATTCCGTAAGTAGTTCTTACAAGATTTCCATCAGCATCTGTTCTTCCACCATCAGCTAAAACACCTTCTGCAGGATCTGAACCTAAATTACCAGCATCATATGCTGCATCTCCAAGACCAGTTCCACCAACTCTCTTACCAAATAAGAAAGATTTTTCTTTCTGCATTTTGTGTTCTTGAGCTTTCTGCCTACGAAGTCTAGCCAATTCTGAAGACTCACCACGAAGTACTGCTGCTTCTAAAGTACCAGTAACTTGTAGGGGTGTCTTAAAAATTTGACAAGAATTGTAAACAACATCTAGTTCATCTGCCCATGCTTCTGGAGCTGAACTACCTTCACCGTGTGCATTACCAACAACGATAAAGTAATCGTTATCTGCAACATCTATCGCATCGTCACCTGCTGGTTTAAATTTGATAGTGTTTGAGTCAGTAATAGAAGAAATAATAACATTTCCTCTTTTGGTGTCTTTGTCGCTATTCCATACTTCACAAATCAATCCAATCCATGAACTATCGCAAGACGAATTAAGCCCTACGATATTATCAACATCCATATCTCCAGATTCTGCATCTGCTGCAGTTCTGTTAGCAACGTCTGTTGCAGATTGAAACTCTTGTTTTACCCAAGGATTACGATGTTCAAACATCTTAAACACTGGGTCTGGGACTTTTCGCATTTCCTGATTACTAACCATTGTAGTAAACGGGGCAACGTCTGTCCATAGCTCCTTAGTGACCTGCGGATCTACGTAAAAATTCCGTCTATCCGTATAAAGTACACCAGAAGCCTTTAGTAGCTTTTCTGTAGCTGCCATTTGTGTCTCCTATTATTCTAGTTTACTTTATGATTACCTTCCTAATAGTGCATCACTAAACAACTGCTCATCAGTTCTAGGTTGCTCAGCTTTTCCTGTCTGCACTGCTGCAGTTTTAGGAACAGCTAAACGTTCTGCTTGATTTTGCATTTCTTGTGTTTTTTGTTGCACTACTGGGTCAGCATTCGTTCTTAATTCAAACAACTTAGCTAAATTGTCCATCGTTAAAT